CTGCCGCAACAGGGACGTACCCGATCTGGCATGCCCGCCGACCAAGTGAATCAGCCCGAACCCATAGAACCCAAACCCGGTGATGTAGTTGTAGTGAATAAAATGCCGGCGCTTACGCTTTATTGGATCTTCACGCCTCCAGTTACGCCGTATCGCCAACGGCATGCTATTGTTTTTATTTATTGTGACGACATATGGCCACGGATACTCCTGCTCGTTCTCATCATTCTCGATAGTCAGATCAACCAGCATCTCCAGTATAGTGTATCCATCGGAGTTAGTCGCGCTGGTGCCTGTCAGCTTATCTTTCTCACCCTGCAACTCAGTCACCTGATTATCCGGCGACCCAATATCATCTCCAACGTACGCACCCGAGGCGATCATGCGCTTTAGCCAAGTCTCCGACCGCCGCATAACGTGCGTAACGCGCTCGGCAGAGTTAATATCAGTAGCGCCGTAGTTAACCACAACGTCATCTGCAGCCACGAACACGGATGTCTGTCGCCCAAGAACAGGATCGTCGTAAACCTTCTTAAACGCGCTGCCTGCAATCGGCAGATTCCACAACAGGCGTTCGTGCTCAACGCGATACTCTGGCATCTGATCCGTCAAGCGCCAGTTCATGTCGTCTTTAACGCGTTCTGCAGCAGCCAGTTTCTGCGGCGTCTGCTTACCCAATACCTGCGTTTTAACCGGGCCTTGTGCTGGGAATGTCTCCGTTATAGCTTCTGACTGGAATCTAACGACAGCTTCTGTGATGAGCGGGTGGAACACCCCACATGCTCCCGGCCACGGCTCGTTACGATCTTCAATCTGCAGACCCAACAACTCCAGACCCTTTTTATACGTCTTTTCCCAGTCTTCACGGGAACGCAGGTCTTCTTCATAGTCTTGAAGTAGGTCAGTTACGAGTGTGGCAATCTCTTCCCGCCTGTCTGCAAATACCGTCTCCAGCAGGTTAGCATTAAAATCACCGCCCTCTTCAAGCTCAATCATCGTCATCGCATCTTCAGGCAAAATAACCTCGATGTCGATTTCAGGACTGGCTTTATCCGTGATGTCCGTTATACTGGTGTTATACACACCTTCAGTCATTGCCCCGGCTGCGGGGAGTTGTTTCTCAATCATTTTGTATCCTTAGTAATACGCAGCCGACCGACGCTGCAGCGGACCATCTTCAAGTTCTTCGTCTGACAAGAGTGATATAAACCCACCAGACCTAAAGCGCATCAACGCCATAACAAGCGTATCAACCAAGTCGTCATTTTTACCTGACGGAAACTCGTGTGCTTGCTCAATAAGCTCGTCTGCCCACTTATATTCTGGAGCCCACACAAGACCGCTTCTAACTATATCCGCAACGGCACTTACCCGAGCAAACTTGTTGTTGGGTGTTGCTTTACTACCTCGGTTCGGTGTAAAATCTTGCAGCGGTATACCCATACGACGCATCTCTTGCGCCAGCGGAGCCCCGTTGGATTTTTTCTCAACTATGAACGCATCTGGCTTCCACGCCTTGTACTCGCGCATCGCCAGTTCTTTTAGCTCAGGAAACTCAACGCGCTTGTTTATGGCGTTCAGCAGCATGATGTTCGCAATCTGATCGCCAGTGTCCTCATTCTCTCGGTAGAACACACCCCACGTAGTAAGCGCCGTGAAGTCAGATCGATTGTTCGTTTCCTGCGCCGCATCAAGCGCCATGATAATATACTCGCACGGCGGAGGCTCGGACTTTTTCCACCGCTTCCACCATTCGCGCTTTATTACAGCCCCCTCCTGCGATGTCGGGGACTGCTGATACTGTGACTGCCACTGAAATGTCGGCATCGACGCGCGGGTGCGCCTCAACGCTTCTATGGACCACTGCTCAGGCCACAGCGACTTCTCGTCGTCCGTGCCCTCGTTAATTATAGCTGGAAACTCAGTATAGTCCCACTGATCTGCGTCTGGATTCTTCGCAGACTCCTCTACCAAGCGCCCAATCAAGTCATTCTTGGCCCACCGCGTATGAAGTACTACAACACGACCGCCCGGCATCAAGCGCGTACGGGCACCATACGCATACCATTCATACCCACGATCAAAAACAGTGTAGTTTCCGTTAAGAACGTCCTGTTCCGAGAACGGATCATCGACAATCAGCAGGTCGGCGCCACGACCGGCTATAGCGCCTCCAACGCCGCAATTATGTGTAAGAACACCGCCGGCAAAAAACGTGTGGTCGCCATCAACTAAAAAATTTACAAACGGCTGTTTTTCCGTGCTAGTTATTCTGACGTTTCCGGCTGTCCGAACTCCCAACAAAACCCCGCATAGCTTGCGCGCTGTTTCTCTAAAACTCGCCAAATACTCTTCAGCGCCGAGTCTGGGTTGCTCGGATGTACGCTTTCTGCAGCAGCGCGCATAGACTCGTGCGATGCTACCAGCAATCCACCCAAGGTTTTCTGGAGTACCGTACGCTTCCAATTCTTTCGCCGTTTCTTCTTCGGGTCTAGCACTTCCATTCCCGAATTCAATCGATACCTTAGCGCTTCCAGCGTAATGTTTATATCTCTTGCATGCTGCGCCAGTGTCTTGCCGTCTAAAACTACGTTCGTGCGTTTGTTGTTGGCTTGTTGCTCCGGCGTCTCCCAACGACAATTCTCCGGACTGTATGGTCCGTTGTTGTCGATGCGCCCGACTGTATGCGCTGGCGAAGGCGGCGGCCCCATATCCGCAATGAAGTTGTCGAAGTGCTGCCACCGCTCGCACAGCGAAATTCCGCGGCCACCATAGTCCCCGTACTTCTCGTTGTGCAGATTCTCGCAGCGTGCCTTGATGTTGTACCAGCGCCGGTATAAAGGCGTGTTCCAGATAGCCATAGGCCCTCCAAAAAAGAGCCTTCATGGTATCCCAAAAACTCTCCGTGCGCAAGAGGTCGTCTGAAAGAATTTCTCCAGCGAACACCCATCCGCGATTCATCGTCCAGATAGGGTGTTTTTCTGAACACTCCAGGCCCGCAACGAGGTATGTTTTTTTATGCGTGCTGTGGTACACATCTAAAACTCGAACGCCTCTACCCCCGTTAAAAAGCACATCACCTACTTCCACCCCTGCGGCAAAAACACGCCCTTTTTGAGTTACTACTTTCGCTTGAAGCCGTATACAAGCAAAAAACTCACCGTTTTTACTTGTGTTCCACCGACCAGCCGATTTAGCATCTGCAGCAAGATCTGTGTTAGGAAAAATGCTCTTATACTCATCTGAAGCGATAAGATTTCGAACTTTTTTACCAAAATCTACCGCCAAATCGGCCGTATGTGACGAAATAATGAGTTTTTGTGTGGGGTAATTACCAATAAACCATGCTGGAAAATAGTAAGACAGCAAATGCGACTTACCGAAGCGCGGGGCAATACTCACCGCTATACGATCCAACTCCCCACGGGCCGCCGCTTCTAGTTTTTTAGCCAGTATGCGGTGATGAGGCCCTATTTTATAGTCAGGCTGTATCGCTTTTACGAACGCAAGCAGCGATTTCTGCGCTTTTTCACGCGCTGTGCGCTTTTCATACTCTTCAAGAAGCTCAAGCAGGCGTACTTTCTCCCCCAACGGCATCGTCGGGAGCGCCTTGCGTATTAATTCTGCTTCGTGAGGGGTCATTTACCAAGCAGTCTTAAAATCCGTGCTGTTCTACCCCGCAATTCGGGCAGTAAAAGCCTGCTGGCGTAGCATAAAACAAGTCATTTCCGCAGTTACAGTGCCAGTGTTCTGTATCTCGCTGAACCTGCGCCACGTAGCGCCCTCTCTCAAGACTGCATTCCGGGCATTCAATCCAAATAGCGCCCGTAGGGGCAACAGCTACCCACTCATGCTTACATGCAAGACATCGCGCTCTACCACTGAGATGTGGCTCGCGTTCCTCTCGCGCTTGTTTCAGGTTTATTACTGTCATTTACACCGCCCACACCCTACGCATCATCAACCTCCGCATCTAGGCGCTCTACCAGGGGCGCGTCCATAGTGATCTTCTCTAGGCGAGCGCGAATTTCTGCCTCGATCTTGTCGTTGTCGAGGTCGCGGACACCGATCTCTACGCGCTGGGTGAAGAGGCCGATTTCTGTTACATCTCCAAGCATTTTTAGCGCCTTGAGGCGTATTTCTGGCTTGGTATTCATGCTTTCTTCAAGCAGCGATGTGACAATGTATGCGCGTATTTCCTTCGCTTTTTCTACGAAGGCAAAGTCGTACTCCGTCAACATGGCGACGGCATGGCGCACGGCCTCGGGCGACCGAAGGGCCACGACTTGTTTTTTTGTTTCTTCTTTGGAAGCCGGAGAAGCGCCTGTGAGTGCGCTGAATGCCTTGATGGCTAGCCCGCGTTCCAAACGCGGCGGGAGGGCGGCGGGAGCCTCCGCGCCCATACCCCTCAGCCACTGCTCGGTGTTGGCTTTGCCGTCGAGGACGGCTGAGGGGTGGGCGTCTTCTAGCGCCACGAATGCTTCCGATGCCGCAGTGAACGGCTCTGGATCGAGGGCTAGAAGGTGGTCGAGCATGGCTCGATCCTACACAAAAATCTCCTTACTGCGTGCGCCACACGCGCACGCCGCCTTCAACCTTGCGAACCGCGAACTTGCGCCCGCTCTCGGGATTGGACTTGTTGAAGGCGCCGATGGCAGAGCGCAGGGTGGAGTCCTTCACGGGCTCGTCACCATCTTCAACGAAGAAGGAAGTGCCGGTTTCCATAGACGCAAACGGGTACTTGCTGCCTTTGCGGCCGGCACCGATACGGGTAGTAGCGGGGAGGGGGATGCCAGATTCGATTTGGAACATGATGGTCCTTGAGAGCTGAAAAAGTTGGGGTTGACAGGGTTTTGTTGCGCGCTGACGGCAGAGTCGTTGCCTACCTCTGCTCCCGGAGTTTTGACGCCTAGCAGCGCTGCTAGCCGGGGCTGCGTACACCTACGTCTTTCCGTAGTGCGTCTTCGCGGGGTTGAGTATAAAGGGTTGTTGGCATTATTGTGTATTAACCCTACTGGCGGTAGGGTCTTTACTTTTAGAATGGGTGGGGTGGCTAATAACCATGACGCCAGTAGGGTCTTTACTTTTAGCCGGCTTGCTGGAATTTTTATTTTTTTCAACGCTTTTTCGTACTTTACGCATTAGGGTACTGTTTATTTTTACTTCTGCAGATACACCCCGCATTAACCATATCGCCAACAAGGGCTTTATATTTAGCATGCGTGCGACGGGATTTGGGCATGGATTTTAATAGTTTTCGTTGTTTGAGTGGGATAGTGTGCAGTGCACCGCGCATCGTCGTTGCATAGAAGTCGGGGTAGGGGGTGGGTGGGGTTTGCAGGCAGCATCGTCAGCAGGGTAGCAGGGCTGTCGTGGTATAATAGACTTATGCAATCGAGGGCTGTCTAGGTTGCAGGGTTTATTAGGTTGGCTAATAGATCGTTGACAGCAGTTAGGAGATTGTCATGAGTAAGCATGTTAAGTCTTTCGTTCCCGCCCTCCTCGCCTACGGCACCGCTGCGGCACGCGTCGCGGGCATGAAGAAAGCATTGTCCGTTGGGTTGAAAGAAGCCGGCGATATCGCGGCTTTGTCGGATGCTGACAAGGCGCGATTGGACCTTAACACGATCAAGGCGCTGACACAGTTCTACGTCAACAGCGGCGTCGAGTGCGAATACTGGCCGGTTCAAAAGGGCGGCAAGCTCTCGTTCTACACCATCACTCAAGGCACGCCGAGCGTGGCACTGAGCGCCATCCGGAAGGTGATCGAGGGGAAGGTGATCGAGAAGAAGGTTGATGAGCGCACCCCCGCCGAGAAGCACGCGGCGGTGATGATCGCCATGCTGGAATCCGGCGACAAAGCGAAGAAGGCTGACGCCGTGAAGTGGATCAAGCGCCTCGCGGCGCATCTGACGGCGTGATTTATTAGCGTCGTTAATTCACAGCGCGGCAGTGATGCCGCGCTTTTCTTTTTTCATTGGGGGATTAATATGAAGACCGCAACGGATCGAGACTACAACACTTGGCGCATGGTCGAAACCAGGGGCGACCTGGAGCTGTGGAAGCGCGACGACAGCATCTTTTGGGGCGTGTGCCTTGCAGGTGATGAACCTGACCACGCTAGCTTCTCCATATCGGGAAGCGAAGTTACAGCACGCTCGTGGTTCGAAAACTGGCACCTCGACAAGTGACTTCTTCTAGCCCATCTAAAACGTGGGCTAGGGGGATGGCATTTTGCCGTTCAGGCCGCGCAACATTGCGCGGCTTTCGCATGTATTAACAGGAGAAATAAATGATCGCCTTGAAGAAATCCGGCCAACGCGCCTTCGTGATCC